CAAGAAGGCGAAGAAGAAGAGTTTAGAAGATGGTTTGGAGTTAAATACATTCTTCCAGAAAACATTGAGTGGGGATACTGGACTGATGGAGGGGGCCTTTGGGATGGGGTCCTAACGCTTTCCAAAACAAACTATTATGGCATTGATCCATCAACAATCTATAAGAGTTATACAGGAACTAATAAGATTATTATTGATAGTCAGGCATCCCTAGTAATTGACAATGCTAGATCAAGCACTGAGCACGAGTATCGTATATATTCTGGTATTAACTCGAAACTAATAACCACTACTGCCATCTAATATGGTATACTTTAGTATATGAATACTCAAGATCCACGCAAAAAGAAGAAAGCCTTGCCAAAAATGAAGGGGCAAGTGGGTGAGTCCCGTGCAAGAATTATTGAAAAGCATTATGATTGGGGTCTATATGTTTATAAAAAGGCCAACGGCAAGTGGTTTACAGACGGCACTGGTTCTGTTTTAAACATTGAATCAATGAAGGGCGACATTCTTCAGATTTCTAAACTAAAAGAAGCAGCAAAATATTACGGGGATGAAGGAGATGGCGAATGCATCTTCGTACCAGGATTAACAAGAATCTCAGAAGAAGAGTACTCTGAACAAAAGCAAAGATTAGCAGAAGGACTTATTCCTTCTATGAACGACCTTGGCGCTGTGCAAGCAGCCAAAGATACTATTGCAAAATATGGAAGTGATGACTAATGAGTGAAGACAAAGAATTTTTTATTAGAGCAAAGACAGATGTCCCTCTTCCAGAGGACGATACATTTACAAAGCAAGATCCTTTTAATCAGTCATGGGACGTTATCAAAGATCTTCACGGGCTTGACGCAAACTTTAAAAGAAGAACTTCTCGAATAATTAAAGGAGAGGCAACCCAGGCATACATAGATAGTTCAAGAGCAGAAAGTGTTGGTATCAACGGAGCAAGATCAAAAGAAATTAACTCAGGAACAGTATTTAGAAATGCTTATGGACTATTTGATGTAATCACTCCTCCATGGAATTTATATGAACTTGCAAGTTTCTATGATACATCTTTTGCTAACCACGCTGCCATTGATGCAAAAGTAGAAAATATTGTTGGTCTTGGCTATGAGTTTAAGATTTCAAAAAGAACTATGCTTAAGTTAGAAGCATCAGAACCAAAGACTTCTGAGAATGCAAGAAAAAGAATTGAGCGAGCAAAGATTGAAATGACTGACTGGCTTGAATCGTTAAATGATGAAGACTCTTTTACAACAACAATGGAAAAGGTCTTTACTGACTTGCAGTCAACTGGAAATGCATATTTGGAAATTGGTAGAACTACTCGTGGAGAGATTGGATATGTTGGTCATATTCCATCTACTACAATGCGTGTTCGTAGGCTTAGAGATGGCTTTGTCCAGGTTATTGCAAACAAGGTTGTTTACTTCCGTAACTTTGGAGCAACAAACGCAAACCCACTAGGAACAGATCCAAGACCAAATGAGATTATTCATTTTAAAGAATACTCACCCTTAAATACTTTTTATGGAGTTCCAGATATTATGTCTGCCATTGGATCTCTTCACGGAGACCAACTTGCATCACAATACAACATTGACTACTTCCAGAATAAGGCAACCCCAAGATACGTTGTAACCCTAAAGGGTGCAAAGTTATCTGCAGAAGCAGAAGATAAGATGTTTAGATTTTTACAGACAGGGCTTAAGGGACAAAATCATAGAACTCTTTATATCCCACTACCAGGAGACTCTGACACTAACAAGGTAGAGTTTAAGATGGATCCTGTAGAGAACGGAATCCAAGAAGCATCATTTAAGGAATATAGAAAACAGAACAGAGATGACATTCTTGTTGCTCATCAAGTTCCTCTTTCTAAGATTGGTGGCTCTGACTCCTCAGCCATTGCTGCTGCGCTCTCACAGGACCGCACCTTTAAAGAGCAGGTTGCAAGACCAGCACAGAGAAACCTTGAGAAGATGATTAATAAAATTGTAAAAGAAAAAACAGATATCCTGGAGTTTAAGTTCAATGAACTTACCCTTACAGATGAAATTGCTCAATCACAGATTATCGAAAGACTTGTTAAGACACAGGTTATGCTTCCAAATGAAGGTCGAGAACTTCTTGGTCTTCCACAGATTGAGGGCGGTAACGAGCCTTTCGATCCAAAGCCAGAGCAAGCAGCAAATGATAATGCGGACAGAGCAAGGGACACTGAAAGAACAAACAACCAGTCTGACGGACCAGCCACAGTAAGTGGAAGAAATCCAAAAGGCGAAGGTCGTAAAGTTGATGATGTGCCCGAAATGTCCAAATAGTGATACTTTAGCAAAAAAGGGTATATAATATAATAACCATGATTATCTCTAAAGCCAATTGGAATACAGATGGAGACAGCCTCCGCTTATCTATGCCACTTACTAAGGTGGACAAGGAGCGTCGAATCGTTTCTGGGTTTGCATCACTTGACAATATTGACAAGCAAGATGACATTGTAACAGCAGAAGCATCAATGGATGCATTTGCAAAATTCCGTGGGAACATTAGAGAAATGCACCAGCCATTAGCAGTAGGCAAGATGGTAGACTTTAAAGCAGAAAAGTATTTCGATCCAGAATCAAAGAAGTTTTATAACGGAGTATTCGTATCTGCATATGTTTCAAAAGGTGCACAAGATACTTGGGAAAAAGTTCTAGACGGAACACTTGCTGGTTTTTCTATTGGCGGAAGAATGAACAAGTGGGACGATGCTTATGACGAGAAGTTAGACAAGTCAATCCGTGTTATTAAGCAGTATGATTTAGTTGAGTTGAGTCTTGTAGATTCCCCAGCAAATCAATTTGCAAACATCGTATCTGTTGAAAAGGTAGATGGCGTAGATGTAATTAAGGCTGATGAAACAGTTTTAGAAAATGTATTTTATGATAAGGAAAATGGAATAGTCCTTGCATCTGAAAATGAATCAGAGTTAAGCCCAATAACTGGTGAGCAAATGGAAAACATAGGTTTCGTTGAAAAGACAGATAACGAAAAAGTAACAATGATAAAATTCTTAGTTGATAGTGCTAAAGGCATTAATACTTCTAAGATTAACAAGGAGGAAAACCTTATGGCAAAATCAACAAAAAACACAGTTGAAGAAATCGTTGAGAAATCTGATATTGCAGTTGAAGCAACAGAGGTCGCTCCAGAGGCAGATGCGAAAGCAGATGTAGTAGAGACTCCAGCAGAAGAAGTTTCAACAGAGAAGGCTGCGAAAGCACCATCTTCTGTCGAAGAAGATGCTGAAGAAGATGCTGCGGAAACTCCAGCAGATGAAGAGGCAGAGGCTAAGAAGCCAATGGCTCCTAAGTCAGATGAAGTAGTTGCAGAAGCACCAGTTGCAGAAGCAGTTACAGAAACAAATGACGGTCTTGAAAAAGCCTTTAGCGATCTAGTAGAAGTTGTCAAATCATTACAAACAGAGGTAGAATTTTTGAAGTCTACCAAGGTTGATATTGAAGTGGCACAAACATCATTTGAAGCAGTTGCAAAAGATATTGCATCAGCAACAAGTGTATTTAATGAATTTGGTAAGCGTGTGGAACTTGTAGAGCAAGACACTGCTTTCCGAAAGTCTGGCGATCTCGGCGAGATAGTACAGAATCAGCCTGAAACGGTTGAAAAATCCCTATGGGGCGGTAGTTTCCTCAAAACAGCCGACTTATTTAATTAAAAAAACAATAAGTAAAAATCACAGGAGGTGACAATATGTCGGAACAAAATATAGAAAAGAACCAGCCTGGAACATCAGGTCAACTTGGTGGAACAGCACCAGGTCTGTATCAGGGACAAGGTGCATTCGCATCTGGATCTGAAGCAGGTTCAAATGTACCAGGTAATTACACCGATGGTGGCGTGTTAGGAAATATCCCAACAGCACTATCAGGAGTTACATCTGGACCAAATGCAGTTAACCCTTCAGGTGAGGCTGGATCAGGTATCCTACGCCCAGAGCAAGCACGTCGTTTTATTGACTACGTGTGGGATGCTACCATTCTCGCCCAAGATGGCCGTCGTGTTACTATGAGAGCCAATACAATGGAACTCGAAAAGGTAAACGTCGGAGAGCGTGTTATTCGTGCAGCAGCGCAAGCAGTTGGCGACTACACAAACGCAGGTGCAACATTCTCAAAGGTTGAATTGACTACAAAGAAGATTCGTCTTGACTGGGAAGTATCTGCAGAAGCACTAGAAGATAACATCGAAGGTGCAGCACTAGAAGATCACATTGTACGCTTGATGACAAATGCTTTCGGTAATGATATCGAAGACCTTGCAATCAACGGAACAGGTGCAGGATCAGACGCATTCCTTTCAATCATGGAAGGTTTCGTAAATCGTGTTAAGACTGACGGAGACGCACACGAATCAGTTGTAACCGTAGCAGATAATGCTTGGACAACAGACGTAATGCAGAACATCATTCTTGCAATGCCACGTAAGTATCGTGCTATCAAGTCTAACTTGAAGTTCTATGCTGGTACAGATGCATTCCAGGGAATCGTTAAGAACAACGGTACCCTAGCAGACGCAGTTGCTGAAGCATTTGCTTCACAGGCTGGCGGAACTCCAATGAATCGTCAGGCATACCTTGACGGTGGAGCACAGACATTCGGTGGAGCACGTACAACACGTGTTCTCGGAATTGACGTACAGGAAGTTCCATACTACCCTGCAGGATATGTCGACTTGACATTCCCACAGAACCGTGTATGGGGATTCCAGCGTGACATCACTGTAAACCGTGAATACCGTCCAAAGAAGGACACTGTAGAATATACAGTATTCGTTCGCTTTGGTATTCAATGGGAAGAGCAGGATGCAATCGCATTCGCTGACGCTGCATCAGATGCATAATCTGTAAACAGTACATTTTAGGGGGAGTAGGAGTTAGTTCTCCTGCTCCCCTTATTACTTATAATGATATAATACTAACAAGGAGGAAATAAAATGGAAAATAATAATTACAATCAGCCAGATCCAGCAATTGATGCTGCAGCAGCAGAGGCAGAACGTGCATCACTTGCAGCCCACGAAGCAGCAATAGCAGCAGCAAATTCAGCAGCAGCAAATTCAGTTGTAGAAGAAGTTCAGGCAGTTGTCGAAGCACCTGCATACCAAGCACCTGAAGAAGTTCAGGCACTTGGATCAGTAGCGGAAGGAGTCATTGGAGCAACAACAGCACCAAAGGCACCTGAAAGAAAGAAGTCAGCAAAGGCTGCAGAAGTTAAAGAGACTGTGGCACTATTTTCAACAAAGAATGTTACATGGCCAGGTGTAGGTAAAGTTTACCGTGGCTACAACATCGTTGAAAAGGATGCTGCTACACAGTGGCTTACTCGTTCTCATATAAAGCCAGCAACACCAGAAGAAGTTGCCAAGGAATTCGGTAAGTAATTCATGGAGATATTGAGGGTTCCGCCATACGAAACAATTGCAGTAAACTTTGTTGTCCCATCAGGGTATAACAATGTAGACATATATGCAAGAGTTACCGATATGGCGGATCTTTCAGTACAAGATTTAGAATTTTTGAGTTCAGATACAGGAAATAATTTAGAGATTTCTCTTCCTGGTAGGTACGACAATAATTACAGAGTAGAACTTTTTAGAATTATTGACGGGACAGAGACTGCGATCTATGAAGAGTTTTATGAATTGATAAGACCATATGTAGATCCAAATACATTAGGAACAACAGCAT